TTGTACTTACCCCACGGCAGCGGCACGCCATCAGGGTTGAGATTCTTGATGCTCTGCGTGTCGAGCCCGAGATAGGCCTGTGCGATGCGCCAATCTGCGTTTGGTGTCGTCGTCAATAGCTGCTCCACAATACTAGCGCGGTCCACAACGCCAAGAGCAGGAGAAGCCTTGCATAGACGTAGAAAGTCCCACACCGGACTGCCTGGCACAGGCACCACGCCAGGCGCGAAGTCGCCAATGGTGTTGACCACAAAGACCGTGCGCCTGGCCGCAAACTTTATGCCCTTCTCGCTCTGGCCGCCGCGGCGGCTTGGCATCTTTTTGACGGTTGGGGCAAAGCGCTTGAGCAAGTCACCCCAGTCGGAATGCGGATCACCGTAGAGAGCGGCAATGGCCTGGCTCTCGATAATATCGCAAGCCCACTCTAGTCCTTCATCGGCCGAGCTAAATTTAATAACGATGTTGTCGCTCTGATCGGGGTCGTGCACTGCTGATGCTACGCCGATCTCGATTGCGATCTGCAGTAAGCGGGAGCGGCCGTTATACATCTCGCCGCCGGCTTCTGGCGTACGCTCATCACTGTCAGTGTAAACTACGATGTAAGGCTTTGCAGCTTGACCAAGAATTGCTTCTGCCAACGGCGTGAGGTCAGAATCATAAACACGCTCTTCAGCCCAAGTCTTATCTCTGAGTGCGGCGACTACGCACGTTCTGATGACTGGCCGGAGTAATGACACGTCGTCGTCCTCGATTGCTCGTTCCGTGTTTCAGTTTGTCTGCTTCATTCTCCGCTTTAGTCGCCCAGCGAAGATGCTTTGGGTTGACGCAACCCAGCTTGCCCTTGCCACACGAATGCGCTGAGAACAGCTTTGGCGCCGACCCGTGGATAGCCTCGCAGATCAATCGGCAAGCTCGATGCATCCGGCCTTCATGCCACAGCATTGCGTATCCGAAATCATTACGCGCAAATGGCCAGATCAAGCATTTGTTGCCCCGATACGTGAGGACACGTGCTTCAAAGAACTTTTGAGCCTCGCCCCAAGCATTGTCCACGTGCAGTGGATCACCGTGTTTCACAAAGCGATAGTAGTGATTTTTGCAGTAACCATGGCCACGCGCTTTGCGGTCACAGCCGGAAACGGAACATTCGCCCATTCCCTATTCTAGGGTGCCCTTCTGCATACGCGCAAGCTCAATCTGCGGACGCGCTGTCACAGATGGCGTGGGGTAGAGAACCGTGAACCACTGATCGCGATCGGGGAAGTAAACACGATCGCCTTCCTTCCAGGTCTCCAGTCTCGCCTTGGCCAAGCGGTCCTCTTGAATGCTCAGCCAGGTGTCGTTGGCGACCACGCGCGTGGACATGCCGACTGATACCGAGCCACCCTCACCGAGGGCCGCAGCGCCAGGCATCACTAGAATACCCCACGTAACGAGCACCTCACGCGCGGGATCAGGCCCGCCCTCGGTCGCGGCCGTGGCTGTCGTCCAAGGGTGCAGCTCGACTGGCTCGCCGAACTGTGCGTCGACCATCTTGTCGACGAGACGCTCGAAACCGCGCCAGAGGACTGGAGGCATGAGCTACTTTTCCCTCAAACAGTCATGATTGCCGGAACGTTGCGTCGCATCAGCATCAAGAACAGCTTGCCATAGTAGGTCTCTTCGAGCGTCTGATCAGATGCGCTCGCCGCCGGCCCTGCGGGCTTGGTCATGAGCCCGCGTACCTGGCCGAAGGCCACACGTCGCTCACCAAAACCGATCGACCTCAATTGATTGTTGGTGAAGCCCATCAGATCGCCCATGGTCTGCTGTTGCGCGAGCAGGATCGCCAAGATGTTGAGATTGTGCGCAACCCACAGAGCGCGGGCTGTAGGATAGTCCCGCACTGACCACATGAGCGGATCGAGCCACACGTCAGCATCATCGAATGCTGACGCAATGTCTGGGTCCGAGAGTGCTTTGAACTCTGGATAGCCAAGGCGGAAAGCGATGACCTCTTGGCTACTAGCCACGGCCCTTGGTTCTCGCTTCCTCTACGCGCCTGCGCATAGTTTCTCGTTGCTGCGTTTCTTGCCGCGCACGCACGTCGTCGACCATGTCCGGCACGCCTTCGATCAAGATCGGGTGCGGTGGTTTCGGCTTGGGCTCGTCCCCCGCTTGAATTTCAGGGTAGTAACGCCCAGGGCGACGATTCTCTTGAAAGTTGGCGATCTCATCGTTGAGCATAACCAACTCACGCTTCTCACCAGGCCGCAGTTCGTGGCCAACATTGAAGCGGTCGATCACGATGTGGTTCTGGTTCGGGCTGGTGTTGGTCACCGTTACCCGTGAGTGATCGGCCGCCAGTCGCTCAGGTGACGGCTCCGGTCGCATTGGCGCGTGATACTGCGCTTGCAGATCGGGGCCGCGGATAATGTTAATTTCGCGTGCTTGTTCAGCCATGAGTGCTCCTTGGTTAGATGCCATCCAGATAGCGGAAGGCACCTGGACGCCTGATCTCGACGCCGGCGAGGCGGAAGATGCCAGGGATGTCAAACACCATCGGCCCTGTCTGCCACACAGGCAGGAAGCGATGCGGCATCGGGATGTGCATCTTCACGATGTCTGGTGATTTGCGATACGCGACCGCACGCGCGTTACCGCTCGCGCCTGCAGTGTCAAGACCACGCACACCGGTGATGTTGAGAGGGGTGCCGGTAGTCTGTGCGTAGATATTGTTGCGCTTGATCCACTCCATGAGATTCATGGTCGTGTTCGGGAGCTGCGTGATGCCGAGCTGCGCCATGCTCTTGAGCGGGAGCAACAACGTGTCAGCGGTCTCGATCGTCAACGATGCCTGCCAGATGTTGGTTAGTACGCCGTTGATGTCGTTGAGGATGGGCGTTGTGCCCACCGGTGACTGCGCGAGCTGGAAAGCCCACGTGGCGCCGGCGTTGATCACTGTCGGCGCGGAGTGGTTGAGCAAGCCGAGCCAGTTCTTCTCGACCGCACCCCACAGACACTTGTTGTAGACGAACTCTTCGTACGCCCGCTTGGCCGCAGCCGCGCGATCCGTCGTCAAGTTCACGTTCGGCACCATCATCGCCTGCCCGAGTTCTTCGAGCGTGTAGCGATATCCGACGGCTGCCATCTCGATGCCGATCTCATGCCGGCCGCGAGTGATGTCAGCGAGCGGGACGTCGCGTGCGAGATGGTTGAACCAATCAGCGCGACCAACCATGTCAACGCTGAAAAAAGTAACGCTCTTCGCCCACTCGCTAGCGCTCGCATCGATCGGGACAAGGTCCCGATAATTCAGCTCTGGGTACTGAATTTTGTACACGAGCGGTTCGATGTAGGTGGTCTGGCTCACCAGGAAACCAAGGGCTTGCTGCTGAGCATCTGCGGCAAACATATTGAACGACATAGTCGTGTGCTCCTATCTCATCAGCCCTGGTTACTGTTGGATGCCAAGCGAAACGCGCGCCAGCTGACCTGCAACTGCAGCGTCAAGAAACTTAGCGGCGACGATGGCTGTGGCTGCGGCCGTGCCACCCGCAAGCGTGGCACCAGACTTGGTCATACCCGCGGGGCCCGAAGTGATCGCCAGTGCGTTGCCGGCAGTGCCGACAGCGTTGGCCTGGATGAAGATCGTATCGGCGCCGCTGCTCGTGCCTGGATAGACTGGAGGATCAGCACGGAACGTCAGAGCGGCAAAGCCTGCAGTCGCACTGCCGTCCATCACCGCAGCTGCGTTGGCAAGGGTGTCACCCAGCGTGTCGCCAATCTTGACTTGATCACCGGTCGGCGTGCCGGTCACGAACGTGAGCGTGGCGCCGTTGATAACCAAGGTCTCGTTGTTCGACGGATTGCGTGCGAACGTCACCCAGCCAGAAGCCGCAAGACCGCTAGCGCTGTTGCCGAACCTGCCAGTGGCAGGATCGTAGAAAGCAGCGTCGTTAGCTGCGACCAAGCCTTGCGGCTTGACCCAGATGTGACCGCGGCTCAGCACCGCGACGTTGGTCCACTGGCCATAAGCGTCAAGTGGATTGGGGACCGTGCTAAGTGGGTCGACCGACACCAGATCGAGCGTGATGTCACGCACGCTGATACCGACGAAGCTTGCGCCACCAAGGACGCAACCTTTCGATCTGTTGCCTTGGCTCACAGCCTTGCCGAACGTGATGCCGGCGGGCGTCTCGCAGATGCGAGTGCCAACCTCCGAGCCAGTCATCTCGGAGATCATTCCTTCAACCGCCGGCGCAATATAGGGCGCATAGCGGGTTTGAACGACTGTAGTACCCATGGGGGGAGTCTCCTATCGATGCCCTGGTCGTTGAGTGGTCAAGTTACGAAGCTACCGGCTTCTTCCAAGCGTTTTCCAACTCTTTGACAGAGTCGTAGTAGGCCTGGTCACGCGGATCAGTCGTGCCGCTTGGATGGTGGAAGGCCGGCCGATTGAATGCGTTGATCGCGTCGTTGATCGGCTTGCTGGACGTCGTCAGCGTGATGGCGTCGAAAGCAGCGTCGATCTTGTTGTCATCCCAGCCCTTGGCTGCATCACCAAGCTTGCCGTTGACAACCTCACGCATGACGTTTGCAGCATCGGTGACGCTGTCCAACTTGATGGCCTTGCCGGTGACTTTCTGCGCTTTGTCGATGACGGCAAGCAGCTTGATGGCTGCATCGCGGGTGCGCTCGGGCTTGAGTGCATCAGTAAGCTTCGCTTGCAGCTCGACGATCTCCTTATCCTTGACGACGATCGCAGCGTCCTTGGCTGCGATATCCCTCTTGAGCCCGTCCTCTTCGGCCTCCTCTTCCTTCTTTTTCTTCTTTTTGAACTCCTCGAAATTGTCGAGCAGCTTCTGCACGAGCACCGAAGCAGTGTCGGTCATTTGGCACGCGATGCCGTCGATCATGAGTGTCTTGAGTTCGGCCATAACGTCATCTCCTCTATCGCCGAATTTCAGTTCAGGGCCACCGCGTGCGGTGGAAACGATGGCCACGTGGTTGCCCTGGATGTTCTTCTGCACCGCGTCGTACTTCTGGCCGTCTTCCGTGATGCCATCGACCCATTCGAGGTCACACGAATAGCCAACACTGATTTGGTTCTTGCCGTCCTTCACTGCAGCGATTGCAGTGGCATCGCGCAGCATCATCGGCACGCGCACGGTGCCGCCATCGCGTAGTACGTCCTCGCCGGTCTCGCCGACTGCGTACTTTTTCCAGTTGGTGGAATCGACGGACACGCCAGGATGATCGAGCGTGACGGGTAGGTGCGTGTAGGATTTCACTGCGGCGTTACCGAACACTGCATCTTGCGGGCGGAACACGCGCACCTTTTCCATCTCAGGGCGACCGCACTCCTTGCCGTGATAAATCTGAATGCCGGTACGTGCTATGCGTGGCATCGCGCGCATGTAACCGCCGTCGATGATCGCTGCGTTCGCGCGGTCGTCGAACTCGAGAATCAATGCGTCGTTCATGTCGCAATCAACTCCAGTGATCTTGCCGGCGTTCTTGCTGGCGTAGAAAATGCGCTTGCCTTCCTCTTCGCCGTATTCTTCGATCATCGCGGCGAGAATTTTTTCACCCTTCGCTGTGAGCGGCATGAGTCACCTGTGCAGCGGTGCGCCAAATACTTGCCAACCAAGCAAGACGAACAGCACGAACAGCAGCAGGCTATTGACCCCGACGGCCCAGGATGCGGGGGCGTAGCCGAAGTGCCAGACCAGGCCAAACACCAGCCAGATCAGCATTAAAATCCAAAAAGCGAGACCAAGAGTCATTTTCAATCTCCGCTTTACTGTGCTACAGTGAGCGAATGAAACCGACACAAGGGTTCTTTCTCATCCCCGATTGCCCGAGCGTCGATCCTGATTTCGATGACGAGTGG